GCAGTGGAATGTTTGGAAGGCAATGGTTGGCTTCCTTCGGGGCCGAACGTAGCAAAATTTGAAAAAGCGTTTTCTAAGAAATTTGGCTTTACTGAAAGCCTAATGGTCAACAGCGGCAGTTCCGCCAATCTCGTGATGCTTGCTGCATTAAAGAAATACTACGAATGGGAAGACGGCGCTGAAATCATTGTAAGTGTTGTTGGTTTTCCAACTACCGTGGCGCCTATTCTTCAAAACAACATGGTGCCTAAGTTTGTTGACATTGAGTGGAAAACGCTTAATTGGAGTCTTGAGGCAATTGAAGCGGCCATTACCGATAAAACTGTTGCAGTTATTAACAGTCCGGTGCTTGGCAATCCATGTGACATTGACAAATTAAAAAAAATTTGCGATTGTCATGATATTAAGATGATTGCCGATGGATGTGATTCGCTTGGCACGAAATGGGACGACAAATGGTTAAGTGATTATTTTGTAGCTTCTTCTTGTTCTTTCTATCCAGCGCATCACATTACAACAATGGAGGGCGGAATGGTTAGCTCCAGTCTTCCTGGCTTCAATAAGCTTGCTCGCAGTTTTGCATGGTGGGGACGCGATTGCTATTGCGTTGGTGAATGTAATTTATTGCGGAACGGAACTTGTGGCAATCGTTTTGATAAATGGCTTGATGGCTACGATGCTTTGGTTGACCATAAGTATGTATTTAGTAATATTGGTTACAACTTGAAGCCATTGGACTTGCAGGGCGCAGTTGGCTTGGTGCAATTGGAAAAATTTGATGAAGTGCATTTCAAGCGTCGTCAAAATTATCAATTCATTTCCAATCTTTTCAATGTGTACTCCCCTTCCATTGAAATTCCCAAGGAACACGCAAAAGCAGAAGTTGGCTGGTTTGGCGTGCCATTAGTGTTTAGCGACAAAAAGCTTAAGCATGAACTGCAGCAGTATTTGGAGGACAATGGAATCCAAACCAGGAATTACTTCGCAGGCAATTTACTGCTTCATCCTGGTTATAAGCATCTTGGTGATGCCATGCAATTTAAAAATGCTTACGAAGTGCTGGATAAAGTGTTTTTCGTTGGATGCCATCCAGGTTTGACGGAGGATCACTTGAACTACATTCGCGAAACAGTTGTGAATTTCATGAAGACAAAGACGATTAGCGCAGATGGTTATTCCGTGCATGTCGCCGTTTGATAAAATTATTTAAATAGCACAAGTCAAATGAGCGAATACATTAGCGCGATGGAAGAAGAGCAAGGTATTGGTATTATGCAAGCTCTTGCGATTCTCTCAGCGCACGAGCATCGCGCCACGTCTAATTGGAAGTTTGTTGAAGAACAGCGTTTCAGGAACGGTAGGCTTGAGGAAACTCACGTTTTTGTTGAAAGCTTTTACGACAAACCTGATGAGCATTTTATGCCAATTAAGATGTTAGTTTTCGAGGCTGAGGCAATCGCAAAAGCGTATGTAATGGAAGACCTTGAGGATCAGTTAAACGAAGCTCGCGAAGAAAACGATCAAGACGATGACTGAGCAGTGTTAACAACAAAACTTGGATAACCACCAAGCCAAAGAATACTGACGTGAAATAATCCACTCATGACACGAATCTGGAGAAAATCAGGTTGAATTTCTGCTTTTTCCAAGCGTGAAATTGTGCTTTGACTGCAATGTAAACTTTCCGCTACTTCTTTTTGCGACAGTCCAGCGTTTAGACGCGCTAGTTTAATGCGAGAGGCGATAATCAATTTCGCCTCCCCATAGGAAAGCTTCAGAACGTCTGTTTTGCTAGCTAGAAGTTTCATTTATGCGTTATTGCATACTTTCTTGTATTGTACCACTTTCTATCGTCTATTCTTAACTCATGGGCGACACATGTTTTCGCTACGATGTAGCGCCAATTGAGAAATACGAAACCACGCCGGAGGGTTATCTTCGTGCGTGGGCTACTATTGCTCGCACTGGTGTTCAGCATTACACCGATGCTGACGGCTCAGTGCGGCGCGAATATCGTCCCGAAACTGAAGTGGCGTCCCCTGAGAGCCTGACCTCTTTTGGAGGCAAGGCCATTACTTTTGAACATCCGCCAATTCTACTTGATTCCGAAAACACCAAAAAATACCAAATTGGTTTTACCGGCACTGATATTGTTTACGACAACGGCTTCGTCCGTGCAGTCATGACAATTACAGATCAAGAAGCAATTGATCGCATTATGCGAGGTGATGCAAAAGAAGTAAGTGCAGGTTATAGGGTTGAATACGATCCGACACCTGGCGTTACTGAAAACGGCGAACATTACGATGGAATTCAAAAATCCATCAATGGCAATCACGTCGCCGTTGTTCGGAGAGGCCGTGCAGGCCCTCAGGTGAAGCTTCATCTGGATCGACTAGATGCCGCTGATCCCTCCTTAATCCAAAATACCGGAGATCGACTAATGACCGCTAAGGTTGTGTTCGATGGCGCCGAGTTTGAGGTGAGCGAGAGCGTTGCTCTGGCGATCACTAAAGAACGCGAAGACGCCAAAATGTCCTACGAGGACATGAAAAAACAATACGACGAAATGATGGCCAAAGCTTCCAAAATGAAGGAAGACATGATGGCTATGGAAAAAGAAATGAAGGGCAAGGCTGATTCTGCCGAAGGCCGTGCTGATGCGCTGGCTGAGGAGATTGAGAGCCTGAAATCTGAGCTTGAAACTGCTAAGGAAGTCAATCTTGATTCCCTGGTAGAAGAGCGTGTGGCCCTGATCGATAAAGCTCGTGTGAATCTTGATAGCGAATTTGATTTTGCTGGCAAGTCTACTCGTGAAATCATGGAAAGCGCCGTCAAGGCTGTGCGTGGTGATGTGGATCTGTCAGAGAAATCTGATGATTATGTCACTGCTATGTTCGACACGCTTTCTGAAGTTGCCAAGCGCAACGATTCCCCTGAAACGGAAGAGCTTCGTAAAGCTGTTTCTTCCATTGCCTCTCCTGCTGTGAATCACGATTCCTATTGGGAAAACGTGACCAATGCCTGGAAGGCTCCTCTCGCCACTTCTAAGGAGGCTCGCTGATTATGGCCGTTACTTTCTCTGCTTCTGGCACTGCTACCGCTGGTGGCGTCCAGACCGTTTACGCTCTCACTCATCAGGCTCTCCTTGAAGGCCAACTGAGCGACGTTCGTGATAACACCATCTCCACGCAAATTGCTGAGGCTGGTGCTGTTGCTTTCGGTAATGTTGTTGTTTACAACTCCGGTGGCACTGTCGCGAATTCTGCTAAGACCATTGCTGCTACTGGCGACACTGCTCTTGGCGTGAATGTGCTCACCTATGTTGATGAGCAAGCCACTGATTCTGATTCCCGTCCTGCTGTTGCTAGCGGCATGGTGATGAATGTGGCAAACGAAGGCGCTGTTGCTGTTTATGTGACTGGTGCTGTTACCCCCGCTTCTCCTGTGCGTGTGCTTTATTCGGCTAGCGGCACCGGCAAGGCTGGTCAGTTCTCTCATGCTTTTGCTTCTGGTAAGACTGTCCGCCTCTCCAACGCTCGCTTCCTGACTAGCACCACTAGCTCTGGCGTGGCGATCCTGGAGCTGAATGGCCCCAGCTTCACTCTTTCCGCTGATTCCTGATAGGAGGCCCCAATGACTTTTGATCGTTTTGATGCTGAAGCTGGACTGTTTCTAAGCCGTCAGCTTGAGTACATTCGTCCTCAAATCTTTGAGACGAAATATGCGGATATCAAGTATCCCACCATTCTGCCCGTAACTTCTGAAGCTGGTCCTGGCGCACAAACCTACACCTATCGGGTGATGGACGCCACTGGTGAGTTCAAGATCATCTCCGACGCTGCCGATGATCTGCCTCGTGCTGACGTGACGCAAGTCGAGAAGACCATCAACATTCGTTCTATTGGCGGTTCTTTCGGCTACACCGTTCAAGAACTGCGTGCTGCTCAAATGGCTGATGTGGCTCTTGAGCAACGTCGTGCTGCTGCTGTACGTCGCGCTTATGAGGAGAAAGTTGAAAGCATCGCCATGTTCGGTGACGCTTCTGTGAGCCTGACCGGCTTCTTCAACAACTCCACTGTTGACGTTTACGCGGCTGATAAGTGGTTCACTGATAGCGGCACCACTTCTCAGGAAATGCTGGATCTGCTGAACTATGGCGTTAGTGCCATTGTGAACGGTTCCCGCATGGTGGAACAGCCTGATACCATCCTCATGGCTTATGAGGACTATAACGTGATTGCTACTCAGCGCAATTCTGATTCCTCGGACGTTACCGTTCTGGAATACTTCCTGCGCACCAATCCGTTCATTCGTAACATTGAGCCTATCAATCAGCTTGATGCTGATAATAGTGGCTTGAATACGAACCGCATGGTGGTGTACAAGCGCGATCCTGAGAAGCTGCAACTGCACATTCCTCAGCCTCTGGAACTGTTCCCACCGCAACAACGCGGTTTGGAATTCATCGTTCCCGCTCATGCTCGTGTTGGTGGTGTCTCTATCTACTATCCCAAGAGCGTGATTTACGTCCAGGCCACCTGATAGGGCGTTCAAGATTTGGGGCGTTAAGATAGTGGCAGTTCTAATTTGAACACAAAATGTTAATCGCTTATCGCCCTGAACTTGAAAATCCTCCTCGCGAAGGTGCTTTTGGTGTCATCACTGATAGTGGAATTATCCAACTCGCTCCTGGCATGAATCATGATATTCCCGATGCAAAATGGGAAGTCGCTAGGAAGAACGGTACAGTGAGACGCCTTATGTCTATCGGTGCTATTGAAGAGCTTAAAGCGGAAATGAAGGAAGAACAAATTCCCGACAGTGTGAAAACTCTTGCGGGCTTCCCAATGACTGAAGCTCTTCGTTGCATTGAACTCATTCATGATGAAGAGAAACTGGACGAATGGAGGAAGATCGAAGGCCGCGTGCGAGTTCGCAATGCGATCAATCGCCGCAAAGAAGCAATTCGTACTGGAAATGCTTGATTATGGCAGTCAATTATTCTTCCTTCCTTGAACGGTTTCCTGAATTCACTCCCCATCCATCGGGAATCGTGAATGGAGCAATCGAGGAGGCTACTGCGGATGTTGGTTCTTTATTTGGAGATCAAACCGATAGGGCAGTAAAGCATCTTGCTGCTCATGTTATCGCTATTCAGCTTGCACAAATGGGCATTCAAATTGGTGCCACTGAAGGCAAAGTGTATGGCGAAGGTTTAGACGCTACGCAGTATGGTCAAGAATTCAAGCGACTGCTTAACACTATTCCTTCTTCTTCTGTTGGATTTGTCGTATGACCAATAGCCTGCAGCCACTAGCAAATGCCACTTTGGTATGGCAAGTGGCTTCTGGCTATACCGTGGATTCCGGGACTGGAAATTACATTCCTGTTTCAAGTGGCACAACTTATTACGCCACGCTTAAACAAAAACGCAATCCACAATACGACTATCTTCTTGGCGCTGATAACACAGCGGTGTACATGGAAGGCAGATTAACAAATCCGTTAGCTTTTGCTTCTGGAATCACGCCTGGTTCTAGTGCTCAAGCAACAATCAATGGAAGGGAAGGAAGGTTTGAGCTGCTGCCAAACGAGCAAATTGCTGAACATTATTGGCAATTTCTCGGCACGCCAATCAGAGGCATTTTTAGACTGGTTGGCAAAGGAAGCGTCCTGAACGCTTAAACCATTTTCTTTTTCCATTGAGGACAAAATGACTCTCTATCATCCCACTGAATTGGTGAAGAGCCAGGACGTGATTGTGCGTGTTGGCTCTATCGGCGGCACTGCACGCCCTACGATCACTCAGAGCGGCGCTACATTCACTGTTAGCGGCGCACCTACTCTCTACACCCTCCAGGCCGCTACGACGGCTTCTGTAGCCTTTAACGACGGTAATCAGGAATTCTACCTCCTTGGCGGTGGTGGCTTCACTGATAGCGTGATCGTTACTTCTGCCGCGACTGCTTCGATCACATCTTACTTCCAAAAAGATGTTGACGGCTCTGTATTTTTGCCCAATAGCTTTGACGAGGCTTTTCAAGTAGTTGCCTCTTCTCGTTATGACAAGAATCATGAAGTGTATGTTGAAATTAACAAGCAACTTGGCTCTTCTGGTTCCACTTATTATTATGATCGCGTTGCATTTTCTGCTTGCGTGATGAACTACAACGAAAGTTATCCCGCTGATAACCTCGTTGAAGTTACTTTTGATCTCCAAAGCCGTGGTCGTATTGGCATCCACCAAAACGCTGAAGAAACTGGTAGCATCATCCCGACTGCTCCTAACTGATTTTTCTCCATTGCTTTTTGCTAGGCTCTCCTATATGGAGGGCCTTTTTCTATGGACATAAGTCAAGTTAGAGAAGCAATTGTTACGCTTCTTGGCGACAGCCCAAATCTTCTCGGGAAGTACATTCTTCCTAATGCTGTTGAAATCCCTGCTGTTTATGTGGTGGGACAAAAGAGCGTGCCTAATGAATGGCAAGTGAAAGGACTGGAGCTTACGATCAGGCAGTATCCTGAAGTGTTGCCAAATGCGGGTGTTGGTGTTGCTGTAGTGTTGCAACAATGGGAAGTGGTGCTGGTGCAATATAATCCTGATGGCAAGGAAATTGCTGATGCAATGGATCGAATGGCGAGGCGTTTCCCTGATGCAACATTCCGCTACACGCCTGGTGATGACATTGCTTATGAGCGTTGTCGAATCATCATTCCTGATATGACCATTCGTCGTCTTTATGCTGAACCGTAATGCCTGCCGTTAACGCTGTAATTATTGGTCAAGAGTTAATTGAAAAGGCATTGATCGATGCCTTTGAGACTTGGACTGAGGAAGACATCAATGATGCTCATTGGGACGATCAATTCAGGAATATGGGTAAATGGCCGTATGATAATGAGACAAGAAGGAAAAACGGAGAAGTTGTAACAAGTCCTCGTGATATTTACGACTTAGGCGAGCTTCATGAAAGCGGCGTTAAAAGCTACAGATTTGAACGCTCTAGCAATGGAGCAGAAGCAAATTGGCATTGGGATGCAAAAAATAGCAGCGGTCAAGAATATGCTTGGTACGTTCACGAGGGCGAAGGAACTAACGTCACGGCACGTCCTTTTACTGATGACATTTCCATTCCATCGTCTTTCTTTTTCAAAGCTCCTGGCAAGGCCCTTAAACTAAGAGTTACGCAATTCTTGGATCGCTTAAATGCAAGTTGATTACCTATGGAGCGAAGACAATCGTTTCCATGCAATGAACTGCAAGATCAATGGTTCCAGCTTGGAAGTTGGTATCTTGTGCCTTGTGTCTTTTCATGGCGACACGGTTAGAATTTCAAACGAACATCATTCCTTAATCGTTGAAGTGCCTTACGAGTTTCGTTCAAACAACGAAAAAGTGAAGGCATTCAACGCTATCCTCAACATTCTTGATCATGAGCAAGTATAGTTTCGTCCTTCAAGGCAAAGAGCCTGAGTATTTTGAACTGTTGCCTACACTGCGTCTTCGTAAGCATGGTGGATGGCTTGTGGCAGAAGCTATTGAACAAGAGGAAGCAAGCAAAAATCAAAGTCAAGCAACTGTTCGTGCAGTGCAACTGGCTAAGCGTATTGCCAAAGCGAAAGACATTTCTCTTACTGAAGCCTTTGATCTATTGCAAGGTGGTGGTGGTTTGAGCGAGATGGAGCTTCTGGAGGATTTTGCAGAAGAGACGCTGCAAATGCTTGATGGCTCTGGTGGCGTTGAGGCCAATAATGCTCGCATGGCCACTACATTTATCCGTTGTCGTGGTGAAGCGATGATTGATGGTGAGTGGGCTCGTGTTGATGACTGGTCCATTGAAGACACCAAAGAAATGGGACGCCCATTGATTGCAAAAGTGATGGAATTTGTTATTTCTGAACAAGAAGCTGAAACCAAGGAGCAAAGCCTGGGAAAAGCGCCGAAGAAGACGAAAGCCTCAGCGAGCCCGAAAGGCTTGAAAGAAGAGCCCGTCGAGTTTTAAAAAGCCTCACCAATTGGAACGAAGTTTATTTCCGCTTGTCGTCTTCTGATTTTACAGATAGTCGATGGCATGCGGAAAACTTTGGCATGCAACGAGTGAGGGATGTTATTGCTGCAGTTAAATGGATTGAAAAGCAAGATCTTAATAAATACAACTTGAGCAGCGTTGCAACTGCAAAACTTGGCACTGTTGTTGTTGGAGCACTAGCGGGTAAGAAAGCAAAAACTTCTCCTGAAGATTTCTTGCCATTTGACCCGCGTAAGATCAAAAAAGAAACTGGCATTACGGACGAAAGTTTGGCAGTGCTTCAAAAGCTCATGAAGACAAGACGAATGAATGGAAGAGTTATTGGAATGCTGGCGGAAGAGCTTAAAAATGCATCCTCAAGAGATGTAGAATAGAGCTAAACTGTAAAATATTGGTTTCGCGATATGGCACCTGAGTTAAGACTTAGCGTTGGTCTTGATCTTGCTTTTTTCCGCCAGCAAATGCGGAAAGCCGTTAATATCGCGCAAAGTGAATTTACTGCTCAGTTGCAGGTAAAGATAAATAGGCAAACTCTTCACAATGAAATAAGAAATTTAGACAGAGCGATAAAACACAAAAAATTCAACGTTGAACTTAATATAGTCGGAGGGCTTACTGATAAACAGTTTGATCAAATTCAAAAGCGTCTTGACGCTCTTGCGAAACGTGATGCCGTAGAGATTCCTATCAGCATTCGCGCTGCAGCTAATCAAGATGAAATAACTAAAACCGTAGCCCAATTAAATCGCAAAATCAAAGGTAGTCGTGTTTTAAGGCAAACAAAAGGAAAGCTTCAAATACCGACAACAATTCGCCCTGCGATAACACGAGAAGACATAACTGCATTTAAACAAAAAGTAAAAAGCAAACTTTCCGGCATTTCAGTCAAGGTTAAGGCAGAAGTCGCTGGTGATGGTCCCGCTGCTTCTCAAGCACCAACTTCGCAAGCATCAACTACTCGAACAGGCACTTTTAGGCAAAGGCTTACTGCCTTAGGGAAAGAAAGCAAGGAAAATCTGCAAGCTTTATATGAAGCCGCCGGAGAGGCTGGAATCCTTGCTTTTGACGAGGCAATTGTCAACAATAAAGGCAAGATGGTTTCGGCCTTGAATCAGGCAGGAGAAGATTCCGTTCAAGGCTTGCTAAATGGTTTAAAAAGTAAAGAAAAAAATGTTGGAGACGCCGCAAAAAAACTTGGCAAAAAATTAATCGCCTCTATCAAGGCGGAACTAGGCATTGCTTCGCCCTCCAAGGAATTCATAGAGATTGGCAAGGATGCTGGCGAAGGCTTAGAAATTGGCCTGATTGGATATTTGCAGTTGATAAAAAATCGCGCAACTAAAGAGATGCGTGGCATCGTCGCAGCGGTGAGGTTTGAGGCGATGAAGCTTGGCGATATCAACTTCGGAGCGAGAGCGGGAGTTGGCCCTTCGTCTATTGCCGGTCGTGCAGGCATCCTTCCTCCCGCTGGAATAGGAAGACTTGACCTGAATGCAAGGCAGATACCGACAAGCATGCCGAGGGTTGCGTCGTCTACTGGCGCCACTGGCGCAATGTCAATGCTGCCGTCGTCTGCTATCGAAACTTATCGCATGGGAGGAGCGCAACTAGCTCTTCCAAGCACTGAGATGAGGGCTGCAGCAGCAGCGGCAAAATCGCAAGAAAGAGTTGCAGAGGCCGGAAGGGAACTTACGCGATCCTTGAGAGAAGCTGCGGCTGCAATACCACGTCGTCCAGGGCTTGGTATTAGGCACACGGGAACTGGGATCGCAGGCTATACAAGTCCAATTGGCCCATTGCCAACTGGTAGCGCAGAACCTTGGTCTCCTGGCAGTAGAGGTATGTATGGCAGTGGAGGGTTTGAGCCGTTCATGAATGCGCGAGTCCTTACGGAGCGAGTAGCGATTCAGGGAACGCAAGCCTTCAGGGCTCCTGCTATTGGAGAACAATTCAAGAAAGTTAATGAAGCATTTAAAGGGACACAACCAATTGCCAATCGTTTGCGAGAGGCGGCGATTGCTTTCTCGAAAGATGCTCCAATTGTTGCTCAATATTTAAATTCTTTCCGCGCAAGGAAAATCAACATTTCTGACTTGCCTGGCGCAGGTGAATCTCCTGGTCAATACATTCGTCGCATCCAAGAAGCTTTTAGGCAGGGTCCCTTTGGCGCTGGAACAGTGCCTGCTGGAGGAGGCGGAGGTTTTGCGTTTGGTCAAGGACCTCAAGTACCTGGCTATCCAGTGCAACGCGCTCTTCCGCCTGCTGGCATGACAACTGCGGCTGGAGGTCCCAACTATCCATTTGATCGCGTCACTGGCGGAGGAGGCGGTGGAGGCGGCGGCGATAGAGGAGGAGCAATTGTTCCATATGCTCCTCGCACGGAACTGCCTCCTGGTTATTTAGCCGGAGGAAAAATACAGCAAGCACTTAAAGGCGCTGATCAGTACCTCAAGCAATCTCGCGTTCCATTGACTGGTGCCATTCAAGAGCTTGGCGGAGAGTTTGGCAATGCAGTTAAGCAAGTGTTGCTGTTTGGCACGGCATATAAAGCTCTTGCTTTCATTATTGAC